ATAATCCCAAGGTGTTAAAGTTTAAAATATTTATAGGGTATCTAAAAAATGGTAGGAGATTGATAATAAAAACCCCCGGCAGAAAGGGATCACCAAAAAAACTGCCGGGGGTTTAAAAGTCTCTAGCCGAAAGGAGAAAACCAGAGACTTTTGTTCTAACTTCTAGTCTTCATTTGCGAGACGTGAGAAGTATGACATAGTATCATCATCACCGTCATCATCAATACTTGGTGTAGATACTGGTTCCACACTTTTCATAGGAGCAGTATCAGCAGTTACAGACAGGTCTTCCTGTTGCTGTGGAGTAAATGTTCCACTCACACCGAGAACAGCATCCAGTCGTGCCTTCAGCTCTTCATAAGACTTGTAGTTAGAAGGGTCTGTAAACTCACCCAATGGATAGACCTGAGAGTAAATCTCTTCTAGTTGTGCATCATCTGCCAACTGAGAAGGGGATGCAAACTCAGAACGGTCATAGTTACGGTAACCTTCAACATTACGAATCTTCAGTTTAAAGTCTGCACCTTCCCAAAGATCAAATGGATTGATAGGGTCTTCATCTTCAAACTGTGGCTGCATAGACTCCATCAGTTTGTCGTGAATCTTTTTACCGTACTGGTAGAGGAACACCTTGCCTTCATTCTCAGGATTACCTGAGTCAGATACAACATAGATGTTAGAAACATAGTGCAGGCGTCGTTTCTGATCCCGTGCAGTCTGTTTGTCTTCATCCCGACCAGTATTCCATAGCTGCGAGTTTAATTCGCCTACAGGGTCTTTCTGACCAATTGAGGTAAGTGATTTTTCAATATACCACATACCTGTAGTCTTGCCTTTAAAACCGTGATCCCAATAACGAACCCAAGGAAGTTCTTCACCTTCTGGTGCAGGAAGGAAACGAATAACAGCATAACCGTTACCTGCCTTATCAACAGTAGGTTTCCAGACACGTTCATCTGGACCATTCCGAACATCAGCAGAAGACTCGTTGAGTTTTGCTGCTGCGTTTACGAGTTTGTCAATGGAAGAACCACGGGACTTTTTAAGATTTGCAAGAGACATATTTTTGTATTCCTTTATATTACTGTAGTATTAATTTTTGTATTCTACTATATTGTTTGTGTGTTGTCAACCATTTTTTTCAAAGGTGATTGAACCTTCTTCAACCTCCATAGGTTTTGGAGTTTGATACTTATTAAACAAAGTTCTCAAGTCAGGATGAACTGTGATAAATCCATCTTGCTCAATTACTTCATAGTCATTTGTCTGGGCAGGTGCATTCTCCGATTGGGGGAAGTCCGCCGTCAGTGCTTGATTCTGTTCCTTCATCCACAATCTCCAATTCTGGTTCTGTAGGTTCTTCTGTAACAATTTCATCAAACGTTGGTTCTGGTTCAACCACATCTTCTACAACCTCTTCTGTCTGATTAAATCTTCCAAAAAGTTGATCCTTATAGGCGAATGAACATGCTCCAATTCCAAGAATGACCAGCACAAATGGAATATACATTCCGATTAGTTTTAACATAAATTTCCCCATTCGTTCCTCACAATGGTAGTGTATTAATTCTCTCAAGGAAATTTAAGTTACGTGCTTCTGCTTCCAGTTTATCCTTGATAGACGTATTTATTAAGTTGCTTATCCTCTCAGGTTCAATAGAATGTTCTGTCATAATGTCTGTGATAGCATCAAGGTAAGATTCTTTTTTAGTAAAAACATATTGCTCTACCATATCACAAAATCGTTTTTTAGTTAGAATTTTATTTTCAATATCCATTATTCTTTTCGCTCACAAACTCTTGATATGCTTCATTACCAGACAAGATTTCATCAATGTCATAGGACTGAGCATACTCTAAGTCATAAGCAGCAAGTTTTTCCATTTTCTTTTTCATACGGAATTGAGTATCAAAGTGCTTTTTACGGAGTTTGTTTTTCAGAGAAGCCATATAATATATCCTTTCGTTATTGCACTGTGTTAATGTATATACGATTTTTGGTTATTCGTCAAGAAAAATATTTATAAGGTATCCAGAGGCTGATAATAATCATAGACACTCTCAGCATAATGCATCTTGTCGTCATACATATCAATAATTTTATTAATATCATCACATCCTCTACTAGAATGTACTGCTGTCATACCTTCATACTGCTGTACAAGAATACCTAGCTTATATGCTTCTATGTCTTGCTGTGTAAGGTCTACACCTTCCTGCTCTGCTGTATAAAGCATAAACGAGTCAAAGATTGCGTTGAATGACAAGACTCGTTCCTTGTCAGTTTCACCACACTTTAAAACTTCTGCTGCAATTAAGGTTGCCATATCAGCAAACTCTGTAATCATGTCTGCCTTATTCATTTCTTGACTCTTAGCAATACTAGGAACCAACAAAAAAAGTAATGCTAAGAATCTCAACATATTATTTTCTCCTAAAGAATTTCATTATAAATCGTTTAATCCTACTTTTCGGTTTAAACTCCTTCATTGCTCTAAGAAGGGTGATGTAAGGCGTTTGTGCTTTCATTCTCAACCTCTAGTTTTTTGATACGATGTTGGCAATAGTTTTTTAAAGTCAGCAGATTTTCAATGTCTTCATGGGCTAGGATAATCTCCATTGCCCTAATATAATCTGTTTCCTGTTTGATTTCAAAATCATCCATTAGTAACACTTCTCCCAAATCATATATCCAAAACTTACATCATCATCAGAGAAACCTTTCATGCCTTCTAGGACAGACATATACTTGGCAAACTCAATAATGCTTTCATCATTCACATTTACTTTATACTCATCACGGTCATAACCCGTCTTCTTTGCTACAAACTTCACATACCGTTCTGTGTCATTCTCAGAGGGTGGAGCCCACTTATAGATTGCTTCACTCAAAGAGAGGCCAGTGTAGAGACGGTCAAGAAGATCAAACATAGCTGCATATCCCCATTCTGGAGCAGCAAACGACTCAAATCCTGAGTCATTAGTAGTTTCGCCATAATAGGTTACCTTTGTTTTCCGAATGTTGCCGGGATTGTTATTCCTAGTAGGAAGATTAGTAGAAATGTCAGTATAGTCATACTCACCAAAACTCACTTCATTGCAGTCAAGTTCTTCTGACCATACAGGGCTGATAAGACCATATACGGTCCACCCTGCAATGAATGAAAGAATAAAAATAATAATATAAACAGTCTGCTTACGCATTTCAAATAACCTAAAAAATCAAAGTATATACATTATATAGTATATGGGCAGGGAGTTGTCAAGCCCCCTGCCAAACTTTTTTTACATGCTCACAGCAAGTTCAAGAGCCTTCTTCTTAACGTTTTGGTTTTGACCATACCAAGAAGACTGCAACCGAGTGTCAGAATTCCGACCAAGAGTGTGATCGGTCATGTAGGTGACAGTGTTGAACAACTGCCAGAAGGTGCCTTCTCCAAGGTTTGCACCTGCTTGAGTGTGCATAACTTCTTGTGCTACCCGAGACTTGTTAGAGTCACGGTCAGAAGCAGAAGGGAAGACTTGGTTGAAGTAGTCAACCATCTGTTCAGAAGTGTAAGACTTTTGACAGAGGTATTCAGCAGCCTCTTTGTAAGTCTCCAACTTCTTGTGTGCCATGCCTAGAGTTGCCATAGCATCTTCAGCATTGAACGGGCGTTGGTGACCCATACGGACATATTGATCAACATTCTGATTCAGAGAAAGTGTCAGAGTGTTGTTACATACGACACGAATAGGAGTGAAACGCACGTCAATAGACTTGCCGTATTGGTGAGGGTTAGAGAACAACAGGTAGGACTCTACAGAGTCTTCACCTTGTGCAGTCTTAATGGTGAAACCGTCATTGACCTTTGCCAATGCCCAAACCATCTTACCATCTTTGAGTGAACCTGCTGTGTGCATCTTCATATCACCTGAGTCTACAAACTCACGGAAGAATTCAAATGCTTCTGCGTTCTGCACAGGATTCCAATCCTGACCTACAATGTCCATGACTTTGTTGTCAGAAGAACGAACAAGAGCAGACTTGCCGGGAACTTCACCCATTTCTCCAAGGTCATCCATGTAATACATAGGCTGCTTGGTAACAGACCAATCAAGACCTGCTGCTTCCATCATACCATCAGTAGAGATATCATCAGAGACTTGAGTGCCAAGACCATGCCAAGGCAGTGCGCCTGCATAAGCCATCTGAGCAACACCGTTTACCATTTCAATTTCGTGAGCCATCTTTTTTCCTTTCTTTAAGATACTCTCAGAGTATATTTGATTTCAAACCGAATGTCAAGCACTTTTTTAAATTATTTTTGCTTTTTCGATCCAAATCCACTCTTGGATTTTTTCATCATAGGTTTTA